ATATATTCTTAGAGATCCCCATACGTCTAGGGGACGGCATGCCTAAGCCGAAAACAGGCGTAGGGCGTGGCGCTAAGCCTCAGCCGATTGAAACACATCGCGCTCGTGGCAACCCTGGACACAAAAAGATGCCAGCCGCGCCGACACCTGACACGGCTGTGGTGGTGGTCGACGCCGATCGTGTACCGATCGCACCTGCTTGGTGTGATGATTACGGCACTGAGATATGGAGACGGCTGTGGATCGCTGGCAGGCGACATCTGAGCGAGCAGCATGATGTGATGCTGATCGAGTTACTGGTGGAGAAGTTGCAACTGATGAAACGTCTGCGTGAGTGGCTAGGCGATGACGTTGAACGCAGGTGGTATACGACTGCTAACGGTCAAACTGTGACGCATCCAGCGGTAAAGCAGTTAGAGCAGGCTGATGCTCAGGTGACTGGTTGGTTGCAGTTACTTGGTTTCACGGTGAGCGATCGTGCTCGTCTTGGTTTGTTCGAGATCCGTGTGGCGAATGAGTTAGATGAGTACAGGCGTCGCAATAGCAAGTAAGCCGACGTGGTGCACGTCGTGGCGTGACGGTTCACCTGGTGATGGCGATTCTGTGGTTGACTTCGCTCGCACGTTTCTGCATGTGGACAAAGGTGTGCGTGCTGGTCAGCCGCTTGAGTTGGTTGAGTGGCAGACGGATCTCGTGCGTGCGCTTTATTCGCGTGATGCTGCTGGTCGTCGTCGTTACAGGCGTGCGGTTGTCGGTTTAGGTCGTAAGAATGGCAAGTCGCTTATTGGCTCTGTGATTGCGTTGCATGGTCTTATTGAGGGCGGTGGCGGTGCTGAGGTTTATGCTGCTGCTGGTGATAGACAGCAGGCGCGTGTCGTGTTCGATGAGGCGCGTCGCCAGGTGCAGCAGTCGCCTGCGTTGAATGGGATCTGTAAGATCTATCGTGATGCGATCGCTGTGCCTGCGACTGGTTCGGTGTTTCGTGTGTTGTCGAGCGATGCGAAGTTGCAGCAGGGACTGAATCCGTCGACGGTGGTGTTCGATGAACTGCATGTGCAGAAGGACGAAGAACTGTGGGATGCTCTCACGTTAGGTTCTGGTGCTCGTGTCGATCCGCTTATTGTTGCGATCACTACGGCTGGCTATGATCTCGATTCGCTGTGTGGCAAGTTGTATCAGTTTGGTAAACGTGTGGCGGCTGGCGAGGAGGACGGCAAGTACTTCGGTTTCTGGTGGTGGCAGGCGGCTGATGACTGTGATGCTGGTGATCGTGAGCAGTGGCGTGCTGCGAATCCGAATATCGATATTGGGCTGCTCGATGTTGACGATATGGAGTTGGCTCATAGGCAAACGAGCGATTCAGCGTTTCGTCGTTACCGTTTGAACCAGTTCGTACGTGCACAGGAGTCGTGGTTACCTGCTGGTGTGTGGGAGACGTCTGCACGTCCTGATCTGCCGCTGCTTGAGGACTTGCCTGTGTTTGTGGGTGTCGATATGGCGTTGAAGCATGATTCGGTTGCTGTGGTGTGTGCGCAGCAGCAAGATGGTTTGGTGGTTACACGTGCGAAGATCTGGTATCCGCAGGAGAACGGTTTAGATGTCGCTGAGGTTGAGTTTTATCTGCGTGAGTTACATGCGCAGTTCGATGTGCGCGAATTCGCCTGTGACCCAGCGTACTTTCAACGTAGCGCTGAACAACTGCTCGATGACGGGTTGCCGATGGTTGAGTATCCGCAAAACCGCTCGCGTATGATCCCTGCGTGCGGCAACGCTTATGAACTGATAGTGAACAAGCGCGTGGTTCATGACGGATCTCCTACGTTTGTAGATCAGGTGTTGTCGGCTGCGCAACGTATGACTGATGAGGGTTGGCGTCTGAGCAAGGGTAAGAGCAAGCGGAAGATCGACGCGGCTATTGCGTTGGTGATAGCGCTTGACCGTGCTACGCTGGTAAATAGGCAAGATATAGTCCCAGGCGTTATCGATGTCTGGAAGGAAGAGATCGAGTGAACGAACGTATTACCGTGGCAGTACAGTTAGCAGGTCTGGTTGCGGTGTTCGTTGGTGTGGCGATGTTTTCACTTGGTGCTGCGCTTGTTGTTGTTGGTGTTGCGTTGGTTGCGGCTGGTGAGTTGCGCGCATGAGTTTGTTCCGTCCTGAGAAGCGTGCGTTGCCGATAAACATCGACCCGTATCAGATCACTGCGCGACCTCTCTATCAGAACTATTCTGGCGAGTTAGTAAATGAGCATACGGTTTTCGCGTCGAGCGCTGTGTTGGCTTGTGTGACGCTTATCGCTGACTCGATATCTGCTATGCCGCTTGAGTTGACACGCAACCGTGGCAACCGTGTCGAGGTTATGCCCACTCCGAGTGTGTTGTTGAAGCCGAATCAGACGCAGTCGATGTTTGAGTTCACGCATCAGTTGGTGTCTACGTTGCTGATCCATGGCTGTGCGTATATCTACGCGCCACGTCAGGCTGGTGAACTTCCACCTGAGATGCGTGTGATCCACCCACATCGCGTGAAAGACATGTATGATGATGGCAGCGGTGAAGCGTACTATGAGATCGATGAACAGCGTTACGATTTGCGTGATGTGCGTAGTGTGCATTGGCTTGTTTTGGCTGGTCAACGTCGTGGGATCTCGCCGCTTGACGTGCAGCGCAACACTGTCGGTATGTCGTTGGCGATGGATCGTTTTCTGTCGGCGTTCTACGGTGATGGTGCAACTCCGAGCAGCGTGTTGGAGACTGAGAAGCCGTTGACTAATGAACAGGCGCGGATCTTGCGCGAGACTTGGGAAGATTCGCATTACAAGCGTCGTCGTCCTGCTGTGTTGAGCAACGGGTTGAAGTGGCGCAGTATCACTACGAGCGCTGCTGATATGCAGATGCTTGAACACCGTGAGGCTATCGTGCGCGATATTGCACGTATCTATCGCGTGCCGCTGCACATGATCAGCGGCACTGGTGGCGATTCGCAGACGTATCAGAACGTTGAACAGGCTGGTATCAACTATGTGCGTTACACGTTGCTGCCGTGGATGCGACGTATCGAGGATGCGATCTCTGAGATGTTGCCGATCACGCAGCGTGTTCGTTTCGACTCCGAGGAGTTTGAGCGTGCTGACTTGACGACGCGTGTACGTGCGCAGCAGGTGGAGATCATGAGCGGCACGTTGACGCCGAATGAAGCGCGTGCAGATAACAACCGCGAGCCGTATGATGGTGGTGATCAGTTCATTATGTCGGTGCAGGGGACGGCTGTTGCTGGTGTCGAGGGCGGCGAGTTGCCGACGCTTGGTGTTGATGCAGCACCCAACCAGAAAGTGATCGAAGAAGCATGAAGACTACAGTCGTATCCGTCGGAACAACACCAACTCTCGTCGTGAATCCTGACGACCAGAACCGTTACGTCTATATGCAGATCGTCACCAGCGCTACCATCTACGTTGGTGACGGCACTGTGACTACCGACAACGGTATGCCTTTGGAGAAGCACACTGCACCGCATCAAATCTTTCTGCCTCTCAAACAAACCATGTATGCAGTTGTTACGTCACAAGTTGGTTCAGCGGATCTACGCGTTATGACGCCAGACGTGGACTGATCATGCCGTACGGGATCAGTGACACACAGTCAGACTGCTCAGGTTGGGCGACGGTGAAACAGAACAGCGACGGCTCATATGAGACGCTTGCGTGTCACGACACGAAGCAGGACGCGATAGATCAGATGGTGGCGGTTTCGCTCGCTGAGGACGTTGAGCCGCTTGGTGAGGTTGGACGTCGCGCCGAAGGTGAAGAGATCCTGGTTATCGATCTCGATGAAACGTTGGTCACTAAGAGCCGCGAGCCGTTGCGTGCAGCGGTTGACGCGGTGAACGCTGTCGATATGCCTGTGTTCATCGTAACTGGACGTGAAGAAGCGCAACGTGAAACAACACTCGAAGATCTCGCCGCTGCTGGTATCGATTACGACGCGCTATACATGATGCCTGAGATCGACATGGTGATCGCTGACTACAAACGTGAGACTGTCGCGATGCTGATGCAGGAGGGTTACGTCGTTACAGCGTTCGTCGATGACAACAGCGACAACATCGCTGCAGTCAAAACGCTAGGTGTCCCTACGATGATGCCAGACGAGTTTGTTGCCGCTGCTGTCACTGAGGTCGAGTTGGAGTTGCCAGATGAGCCTGATGAAGAGCCTGAGGTTGAGACTGAATCGCGTGCGGTGAACGTGGTCGCACCTGTGTTCATGGCGCGATCCGCTGAGCGTGGTTTGCGTTTACATGAGCAGGGTTTATCTGGTGATGGACTTGTCCCTGCTACTGTTGCTGATGCACGTCGCATGGCTAATGGTGAGGCGTTGAGTGAACGCAAGTGGCGACGTATCCCTGGCTGGATCGCTCGCCATATGATGGACTTGAATGCTGTCGAAGGTGATGAGATCACACCTGGTCTGGTTGCGATGTTGTTGTGGGGCGGCGGTTCAAATAAGACGACTGCGCGACGTGCACAGGCTTACGCTGAGCGTGTGGTCGCACAGTTAGATGCAGATAGTGGAGAGCGGAAAGACGACGACATCGATTATACTGGCAGTGAGATGAACGAGACTATGCAGGTGCGATGGATTAGCGACACGGTGAATGAGAACCGTTCGGTTGCTTACACAACTCTCGAAGTACGCGCCGAAGGTGATAGCAACACGCTGGTTGGCTACGCGTCGGTGTTCGATTCTCCGAGCGAGCCGATGCCGTTCGTTGAGTATGTGCGCAAAGGTGCTTTTGCGAAAACGTTGAACGATGGCGCTGATGTCCGTCTGCTGATCGACCACGAAGGTGTGCCATTGGCGCGCACTAAGTCGCGCACGCTGATGCTTGAAGAAGATGACCGCGGTTTGCGCGTTGAGGCTACTCTCGATCCGTTGAACCCTGATGCACAGCGTGTCTTGTCTGCGATGCGTCGCGGCGATCTCTCGCAGATGTCGTTTGCGTTTAGGACTGTGAAAGATTCGTGGAATAGCGACCGCACGATCCGCGAGTTGAAAGAAGTACAGTTGTTCGATGTGAGCGTGGTGACATATCCAGCGTACGAAGATACTGTTGTAAGCCTGCGCAACCGTCAAGATGCTACGGTGGACGTGTCTAGTTCTCTGAGTCTCCGTCAAAGGCAGATTCAGATAGCGAGACAGCGCTAGCCGAGTCGCAGCCGACGCTACGAGCGTCACTGAGTGACATCACTCGCGGAAGCAACAACAGTCACTCACACCATGAGGTACAACCAATGGCAACTTACACCGATCAACTGCGAGAGAAGCGTGACGCTGCTCTCGCACGTGCTGAGCAGATCACCGCTGTCGCGGTGACTGAGGCACGTGACATCACCAAGAACGAAGACGGCGAGATCGCTAAGGCTCTCGACGAAGTCCGTGAACTAGACGAGCAGATCAAGCGCCACGCTGAACTTGAAGAGCGTGCCGCTGCTGCAGTAGAAACGCGCCGCGAGAAGGCAGTCGACGTTGTCGCTGTCAAGTCCGAGCCGCGCACCTACTCGCCTGAGTCGAGCAACTCGTTCATCTCAGACGCGTATAACGCTCAGTTCAATGGCGACTTTGCTGCTCGTGAGCGTCTCGCACGCCACATGCAGGAAGAGCGCGTTGAGCGTCGTGACGTGACCAGCGCGAACTTCAGCGGTTTGGTCGTCCCTCAGTACCTCACTGGACTCGCAGCGCCATTGGCACGTGCAGGTCGTCCAACGGCTGACGCAGCGCGTAAGCATCAACTTCCGTCGGCTGGTTTGACGCTGAACATCTCACGCGTCACCACTGGCTCGTCGGTTGCTCAGCAGACTGAAGGTGCAGCCGTCTCCGAGACGAACATGGACGACACGCTGCTCACCATCAACGTCAACACCTACGCTGGTCAGCAGAACGTGAGCCGTCAGGCGATCGAGCGCGGCACTGGTGTCGATTCGTTGGTGATGAACGACCTGGTCAGCGCGTACCACACGTCGCTGAACACGGCGCTTGTCGCTGAACTGCTCGCAGGTGCTGGTCAAGCGGTGACTTACACCGATGCATCGCCATCTGTGGCAGAACTCTACCCGAAACTGCTCGACGCAGTGCAGAAGGTTCAGACCACGTTTTTCGCTGGTCCGAATGCGATCATCATGCACCCACGTCGTTTGGCGTTCATTCTCGCCGCAGTCGACAGCACCAACCGTCCGCTTGCAGTGCCAACACCGTACGCGATGAACCCGATCGCCACTGGCGCTGGTTCAGTGCAGTACGGCAACAGCGGCTACGCGATTGCAGGTCTTCCTGTCATCACCGACGCCACCGTAAGCACCGCTCAGGGCGCTGGCACTGATCAGGACACGATCTACGTCGGCAACTTGCAAGAGTTGCACCTGTGGGAACAGGGAAGTGGCGAGCCGATGATGTTGCGCTTCGAGCAGCCGAAGGGCGCTGAACTCGACGTGCAGATCATCGTCTACGGTTACGCCGCGTTCACAGCGCGTCGCTACCCTAATGCCTGGGCGCAGATCAACGGCACGGGACTCGTCGCACCAACGTTCTAACGAACGACGAGCAACTCGTACAGCGGCGCACGGTGACAACACCGTGCGCCGCTGGCGTGTTAGAATAGTTGCATGCAAAAGAACAGCGCACAGATTGAAGCGCTGCTTGTCGAGCGTCTTGGTTACGAGCGTCGCGGTAAGCACGAACGTGCAGCCGCGGTGGGCGAGCAGTTGCGTCTTCTTGGTTACGTAGATAGCGACAAGCCGATCGAGGCAGCGGTAGCACAGCCAACGGTGGAACGTGCCACTAAACGCCGCGTGAAGAGACGTGAAGCCTAATGGCTATCGTAAACGGTTACTGTACGCTCGCTGAAGTAAAAGCCGCGTTGCGGATCTCCGATTCAACAGATGACACTCTCCTGGAAGGTGCTATCGAAGGTGCGTCACGCCGCATCGACGGTTACACTGGTCGATTCTTCTATCAGACCACCAACACCGTGAAGATGTATGCACGTGATGTCTACACTGTGCTGTTGCAGAATGATCTCGTCTCAGTGACCACGTTGAAGACTGATGAC